ATGTCGCTGAGGACAATGCAGGCCCTCTCGGGACACATCAGGTCCACCCGGACGCCCGAGGGGAACATGCGAACGGTGCTCATCGGTTTCTCTCCAGTGCCACAGGGGGCGGGTTCAGGATGCAGTGGTTCAACGTGATGGCGAGCGCGGCCACTTCCTTCCTCTCCGCTGCGAGGCTGTTCCTCAGCGTGAAGTTGTCGTAGCCAGCCCACAGCATGCTGACCGAGAGCGCGGCCCACATCACTGCGGTGGCCAAGCGGCGGCCTGCTGTCATTGCTGGGGTTTCCACAGGATCACTTCCTTTCGTTTGAAGTCGTAGTCGGTGTGCCTGCAGATGCGGGCCACGCGTGCTTGAACCAGTGCGTCCTCCTCGGTGAGACCCTTGGCCTTGAAGGCTGCGAGCACAGCAGGCCACATCTCCTCTGGGTTCCCCCACGGGGGTGACACACCGAACAGAATCGCTTCAGCCTTCTTCGGGCCCACTCCCGGGCATCCCTTGTAGAAGTCCGTGGTGTCACCCACGAGTGTCTGGTAGAGGTGCCAGTAGTCCGCCTCCTGCTGCTCGATGAGGCGCGGGAACTTGTCCTTGTCGGGATTGAAGAGCCACCCGGGAATCGTCTTCATGTCCTTGTCGATGGACACGATGACCTTCTCACCGGGGATCAGCGTCGGGTGCGTGGAGAGAATCCCCATCACATCGTCGGCTTCGAGAGTCGGACGCAGGTACGTCCGGTGAGTCTTGCTGAGGTAGTCCTTGAGGGGACCGAGGAGGGCGGGCTTGGGCCCACGGTTGCTCTTGTACGACGGGAGGATCTTCCTTCGCCAGCCTTCGTCGGTGGGGCACGAGAGGCAGATCACGAACGCATCGGCTTCCAACTGCGCCTGCAATTCGAGGAGCTTGTCGTCCAGTGCCGGCGTGACTGCGGCCCCTTCCTCCACTTGGGTCATCACGTCACCATCACCCCAGTCCGTCGTCTTCTGTGCCTTCACGGCGAACTGGTAGGCGATGATGTCCGCGTCCAGCAGCAGGGTCCTCACGGGGCCGCTAGGGAACCCGAGATGGTGACCCCACGTACCCTCAGGAGACCGGCCTTCTGTTGGTCCCAGAGCGTCTTGGCCAGCGAGGAGGCCACCAGAGCCGCGAGGGATTCCTTCGCGACATCCGAGTAGCCGCTGCGGTTGACCGTACCGTCGAGGGTGATGCCTTCCGGGGTGTCCTCCAAGATGATGTGGACCTTCATGATCCACCGAAGCCGGCGTTGACCAGTCGCGCCGAGTTGTCGCTGAGGATCAGCACTTCCGAACGGATGCAGACGGCGCGCTGGTCATTCACTTCGAGGGTCACCGAGGATGGCTCGACGTGCGTCACCCGGCCCACCTTCAACTCCGCACGCGAGCTACGCCGATGCACCGCGTAGGCCACGCAGTCACCCTTCTGTACTTCCTGCCCGAGCTTGTCGATCATTGGATTCTCCCAGCGAGTCGTTCTTTGGTTCGGTAGTAGCCCAGGCCCAGCAAGCCGAACAGCAGGGTGAGCAGCGTTTCCATCTCCAGCGAGGGCGGTGCCGACCATTCCCACAGGTTGGCCCCCGCCCATTCGAGGAGGGGCCTGAGGACGAACTGGTAGGACAGCCCGCCACCGCAGACCCAGCCGACATAGGGACGCCAGCCCGACTTGAACAGGTCGTCGCTCTTGGCTTCCTCCACGTTGACTGCGATCTGCCCTCGGTCCCCTTCGAGGATCGCGTCGATCTCCTTGAACTCTCCCCTCTGGGCCATCTCGGCAGCGTTCAGCTTGAACTGCGCGGCGGCAACAGGGTCCGGGAAGAACCGATCAGCGGCCTTCCCGATGAGGTCGAGGAGCCCTGCGACTACGAGTGGTGCTGGCATGAGTGCTCCTAGGCCGCGAGGCCCTTCGGTTGATCGTCGTTCTCCAAGAGGACCTTGAAGAGTTGCTTGGCGGCACTGAGGTACACGATGACCCCCTCGGCCGGGGCTGTGGAGTGCGGCGCTGCGTAGCTGCCAACCATCCGCAGCGTGTTGACGGCCAAGGTGATCTGCGCCTCATCGAACACACCTCGGTACAACTCCGGGACCACGTCGCAGCACGCGGGCGGCTCCTGCCGATCTTCTGTGAAACCCCAGCGGGTGGAGTTGAACAGGGAGAACCGGCGGTTGGGCATTTCGTACTGGCGTTGGATGCCCTTGCCCCACCATTCGCCGAAGTGGGAACCGAAGCCGAGTTCGGCGAGTTCGTGGGCGTGTTCTGTCGCCCATGCACCGAAGCCGAAGTTGTCGGTCTTGCCCCCGTGCGTGAGCCAGCGGTTACGACTGCCGGCACGGATGAACGCGGAGACGCCGCCCACCTCGATCTGCGTGTCCACTCCGAATTCGAACGGATGCTCTCCGTCGTCCACGTTGGGTCGGATGTGGATCAGCCCGTTGCTTCCGTCGATCTTCTCGGTGATGACCATCTCGCGGCGCAGGCGGGGGATCTTGGGGAAACCTTCGAATGGAATCACTACTGTTCTCCTGTCAGCCCGAAGGCCCATTGGCGCTGCATCCACGAGAGACCCGTCTGCGTGACACGCCACTGCGAACCCCACCGGAGATCCGGCAGGGCGGTTGTGATGAACCCCAAGGACGCCGCAGCAGCGACATCCAAGGAGAACTCGCGAGCAAAGTTCGACTGCACCGAGAACGGCCGCGAGTACGCCTGCGACAGGACATCAATGAGTCTCAGCCCATGAGTGTCCAACGGCTGCTTCACCGTCGAGTGGGCAGGGGAACTGGGTTGCGACTCCTGCTTGCTGAATCGCTTCAACAGCCGCTTTAGCCACTGCATGTCCCAGGTCCTCCGTGACTTCGATCTGCCACTCGTCGTGGACGTTTGCGACGAACTCGTAGTCGGTGCCGGGGATGAGCCAGCAGTCAGCCGGCCGTATGCCTGAAAGCTCTCGTTGAATGACATCGCGCACCGCCTCTATGCATTGGGAAGGGATTACAAGGAGAGGACGGGTGTCCCCACGGAGAGCACGATCAAGGATGACCAGCGCGACCTTCATCTGCACCGCACCGGCTGACTGCAACAACGTGTTGAGTGCGGAGTGATCCGAGCGCACGAAGAGGCGACGACGGTCGAGCCCGAAGAGGCACTTGTTCGCCTTCGCGTTCGCCTTCACTTTCTCCACGAGCTTGCTGAGGGCGGGCAGGGCCTGCATGAAGCGGGCCTTGGATCGCTTGCCAGCAGCGCGGGCTTGTGGCCCCTTCCTCTTGGAGATGATGGAGCCGAGCTTCTCGTCACCAGCACCGTAGATGAAGGCGTAGAACCACGTCTTAGCGATGTCCCGCCCAGTCTCGGTCCCGAAGTATTCCTTCAGTGGATCGAGGCCGAGGGCCCGCGCGTTGACGCTGTGCGGATCGGTGCCGTCCTTCTTGTTCCCATCCAGCACCGCCTTGATGTACGCACCAGCATCGAACCGGGCCATGTAGCCAGCCAGGTCGCGAAGCTCCAGCGCAGCCGCATCGGCACCGACGAGGACCTTCCCTCTCGCGGCCACGTAGCAAGCCCTGAACTCCTCACCGTAGGGCGAGTAGTTGGCTGGGGTCTGCGCCACGTTGGGCTTGAAGTGGGACATCCTGCCGGTCACGGTGCCCATGGCATTCACCGCACCATGGACACGACCATCCGCGCCGACGCGCTTCATGACCGCTTCGTCCCCTTCAGCCAACTGCCCGAGCCGCTTGTCGATGGTCAGATAGGCGGACAGCAGTTGCGCCTCGGGATACTTCAGGGACCCGAGGACCGTCTCGTCCACCTTTGGCTCGCCGCTGGGGGTGAACTCTGCTGGCTCCCACCCGTAGCGCCTCTTGAGGGCGATAGCGATGTGGTGGCGAGAGCCGGGGTTGAAGTCCACCAGCTTCACTTTCGTGAGCGGTGCTCCGGCCGTGTAGCCGAGGCGGTCGAGGTCCCGCTTCGGTGTGAACTCACCGTCGTTGAGGTAGAACGGAGGGAACACCCGACGGAGCGCGCTCTCGGCTTCGAGCTTCGCAGCCACCAGCTTGACGTGCAGTGCAGCCGCCCGGGTCATGTTGAAGCAGAAGCCGTAGCGTTCCTGCCGGCGGATGATCCACTCGACTGCGTGCTCCAGTTCGATTGCGCCTGCGCTGTACTCCTCGATCTTCAGGAACTTCAGGATCGCAAGGGTGACCTCGGTGTCCTGAACGCAGTAGTCCTCCATCTCGGGGCACCACGCAGCCCACGGGTCCTCGATCCCGTTCTCCGCGCACCACTCGGTGTAGCCACCCTTGTGGACACCGAGGCGGTAACCCCATGCTTCCAAGGAGTGCTTCTTGAAGAGCCTCCCGGGGAGCTTCCCGGCCCGTGCAAGCCGGGTGTCCATGTCAACGAGGTCTGCATAGATCAGGCGCGAGCAGACCAGCGTGTCAAGGACGGACTCCTCCGGGAGGTCGAACCACGGGTACACCTTCTTGATCGCGGGGATGTCGAAGCCGATGCCGTTGTGGGGCACGAGCTTCACACCATGAGCGGCTGCAGCCATCAGGTACCGGAGGCCCAGCTCGATGGTCAGGTCCCCAGTGCCTTGATCATTGCACCGGAGGACTTCCCCGGTCTCTGTGTTGCGGATGACGAGGCAGTGGATCTTCGTGAGAACGTCCAGCAGACCGTTGGTCTCGATGTCGAATATCAGCATGCACAGTATGCCTTGAAGAGGTCAGCGAAGACCTCCTCCTCAGCATCTGAGTCGAGATCAGCGACGACGATTGTGTGCTCCAGAAACGCGGAGCCGAAGCGGCCAGAGATGGGGGTGGTAAAGGGTTCACCTATGAACATCAGAGGCCCCCCGCAGGACGCACCCAGAGGCTGACGTCGTAGCCTTCGGGATCGATGTCGAAGCGGCGACAGAGGCTGCAGGAGTAGGTACTCCCCAGTCCGAACGCCCGAGATACGACGAGCCAATTCTGGGCCCGCTTCGGGGCACGGCGGCGCGCGTTGGCGAGTGCCCGCTCGATCAGTTCCTTGTCCGATGGCATCATCTCTAGCCCCATCCGATTGCTTTGCTGATGGCTGGGGTGAACCCACCGAGCTTGTTGAAGCAGCGTTGGAAGTAGTCGCCGGCTTCCCCCTGTAGCCTCGGGTCTCCGGTCTTCGCGAAGCGCCACACTGCGGCCATCTGGAGTTGGCCCATGGCGTCGATCTCAGCCTTCAGTTCCGGTGTCACAGGTCTCCCTCCGCGCGACTGCTGTGCTCCGCAATTTCGTCCCTGAGGGCCGACGCTTCCTCCTCCAGAGACCCCACTTCGGCTTCGAGGGAGAACACTTGATCCTCCAAGTAGCCGACCTCGTTCTCCAGCGAGGACACTTCAACCCGCAGCCGGCCGTTCTCTTCCAGCAGCGCCCTCTCCACCGCATCGTCTCTAGGCGAGAGGCGCAGTGGGTGACCGTGAAGGAGATGTTCCCGTCGTCTTGCCGATTGAGGAACTGGTACCGGAGGGAGTCAGAGTAGGCATACAGGTTGAGGTCCCGGTGGCGCATCAGGAGCCTCAACGAGTCCCGATGGAAGTCCTGCTCCACCGCAAGCTGCCACCCGCACTGCTGTAGGTCCGTGGTCGTTGACCGGAAGCCACACCACAGCACGGGTACCGGGCGGCTCAGGATGCGGAAGCTATCCTGTGAAAGAGCCATCGGTGATGCTTTGGGTGAGGTCGGCGATCTCGCGCTCGATGTTCTTGGTGATCTTCCGGCTCGCGATGAGGCGCTTCTGGGCCGCGACGAGGGCTGCAATGGCCTTCTTCGTCTCCTCCTCGTTGACCACGAGGTTGACGGATTCGAGGATCTTCTTGATGTCGATCACGCTTGCTTCTCCTTGAGAATGGTGCAGATGGTCCGGTCCGCGAGCGCCAGTTGTTGCCGGAGGTCGCGTTCGATCTTGATGCCGTCCGAGAGGAGCACTTCGAGGTCCCGGTTGCGCCGCCGTAGTTCTGCGCTTTCCTTTTCGAGGGCCCACGCGGTGGCGTCCATTACCACCAGCGCGTTACCCCGCTCGTTGGCCTCTCGGATCAACTGCTCTTTTGTTGCTCGTGGCACGTAGGCTCCTGTGGGCCTCTGTGAGGTCCCTGATGAGTTCGGCGAGGTGTTCCTTGGTAAGGGCCACCCCCGAGGGGAGCACGAGCCACACTGCGCCCATGTCGCCTCGGGGGACTATCGTCCAGCAGGACATCAGAAGGATGGGCCGGAGGTATCTCCGTCGTCCCCGAAGTCCACCGGAGCGCCCTCAGCGAGCCTGCCGGTGTCCTTGTCGTAGACGAGGGTGACCACACTGCCCGTCGCCTGCCCGGTGTAGCGGTCCTTCAGCACGCGGAAGGTTGTCCGCTGCCGCGCGTTCTCGTCCTCTGCCTGCTGGTCACGCTCCATGCCGAACATGAAGTAGGACCAGAAGCCGATGGTGCGGGAGCCCTTGAAGTGACGGATCATCACGCGTCCGCCTTCCTCGTGGGGCTTGCCCTCGGGGGTCGCCAAGTGAGACACGAAGACGATGATGATCTGCAACTCGTTGGCGAGTGCGGCCATCTCCTTCATGATCTTCTCCAGCGACCCCCGCTCATCGGCCGTGTCCGCAAGGGCGGTGAGGTGGTCAAGGTAGATCACCTTGATGTCCTCGGAGACCGCCATGTAGCGGATCTTGCCGGCCACCACTTCCCAGTCCGTGGTCCCGAAGTTGTCGTAGAAGGTCACCTTCCCGCGTAGCGAGTCGATGGACCCCTTGAGTTCCTCGGTGGTCCAGCTACCGTCAGGCACATGGAACCGCTTGCCGGCGATCTTCCCTGCGATGCGCTTGGCCGTCTCGACCGGCTTCTGTTCAAGGAAGACGCACCCAACGTGGAGCCCAAGGGTGTTCACGTCGAACGCAACCTGCTGCGTCAGGAAGTCCGTCTTGCCCACGCCAGTGCCGGCCCCGAGGGCGTATATCTCCCCGAGCCTCCGGCCATACGTGAGCTTCGTCAGCGGCTCCAGCCACCACGGGTAGCCCTCCACGATGGGCTTGTCGATCTCTTCGATCAAGTCGTCCACCGACACGAGACCGTCGGGGCGATACTCCTTCGCACCCCACACGGCTTCGATCACTTCGGCCCCACGTCCGGCCTGCAGTAGCTCGTTGGCATCCTTGAGGGGAAGCCTTGCGATCTTGCAGCGACCGGGGCGGAACAGGGGAGCGCACTCGGCCACGGCTTCGCGGCCTGGGTCATCCATGTCGAACATCAGGACGACCGTGGCGAACTTCTCCAGCCAGTCGAGGTGCTTCGCGAGCGCCTTCTTGGCACCCTTGGAACCATTCGGGACCGACACCACGGGCCACTTGTTGCCCTGAAGCTGGCTCACGGTCATGCAGTCGATCTCGCCCTCGGTGACCACAACCATCTTCCCACCGTCACGCCACAGTTGCTGCCCGAAGAGCAGCGCGTCCTTGACGTCACCCACCACGCTGAAGGTCTTCTTCGCGGTGCGGAGTTTCTGGGCCACCATCTGGCCGTCTGCGTTGAAGTAGGGGGCCACCTGATAGCCGATGCCACCACGGGAGGCCACCTGATACCCGAAGTGCCGGCAGGTTTCCTCGGTGATGCCCCGCTTCGAGAGTGCTTGGTACTCGCCAGTCAGAAGGGCACTGTCCATTAGTCTTCCTTGTCTACTATTAGTGGACACCGACCCATCTGCTGGCTCGTGGTGGTCACAGGAGAAGCAGTGGCCGTGCCCATCGCTGTAGCGGCCGAGAGCATCTCGACTACCACAGGAGGGACACGGCTCGTGCCTCACGAAGTTGGAATCACTCGTCACGCTTCGGGGGCCGAGGGAAGTGGACCACGTCCTTCCGGCGGCGCATCCGGTCGAGGATGTTCACGGCCAGCGGGATGTTCTCCGGCGCGATCCGGTGTGCGTTGATGGCCTCGAAGGCTTCACGCATGGCGGTCTTGAAGGGAGCGGAGTGGTTCACGAGAGGACCTCCAGTCGGTGAAGCATGTAGGAGCCGAAGCCGTTGTCGAAGAAGATCGTGGCCGAGTGGCCCGCCTTCAGGCTGCGGACGGTCCCGACCCGGCCGTGCGCGAACATCCCCGGGAAGTTGACGCGCACCGTGGAGCCCTCGTGGATCTCTGGGACGAGGGAGTAGCTCGCGTACTTCGCCTTCGTCACCGGGTTCTCCTTGATGAAGGTGATCACCGGGTGGCCCTTCTTGCGGAGGTCATCCACCCGGGCCGCGAGCCGGAAGCAACCGAAGTTCACTTGCGCCTCGACCGGGGTGAGATGCTTGCCGGTCTTGAGGTAGTCGAGAATGCGTGCAGCTTGCGACACTGGGTGTCTCCTTGAGGGGGACTACAGTTGAATCGGGAGGGGCATGCGAGAGGCGGCCGAGGCCACCGACGCTTCCTGCTCCGGACGGGCAGCGATGGCCTGCTCTTGGGCAGCAGCAGCGTCATCCACGGCACGGCGCATGGCAGTCCGGTAGTCGCCCGAAGCGCGGCGCTGCTCACGGCCGGTGCGTCCCTTGGGGTTGTGCCCACGGTAGCCGAACGCGGCCTTCATGCGCTTGAGCATCAGGGCGACCTTCAGTTGAATCGTCCAACTGAACTTCGGTGCCACTACGGTTTCAGCTTGCGACAACTCCGGTCTCCTTGGCCCACCTCCGGACATCGAATCCGGGGCAGTCCGTTGCGTTGTTGGGGACGTCCCGGTGGCCGATGACTTCGACGTTCGGGTGTTCTGCTTGGAGGTTGATGAGCAACTCACCGAGGGCAGCGAACTGGTCGTCGGTGAAGTTGTTCTGCGACTTGCCCTTCTCGTTGGCACCACCGGCCATACAGATGCCGAGGGACGTGCCGTTGACGCCGAGCGCATGTGCGCCAGCCATCCACGTCGGTCGGCCCTTCTGCACCTCGCCCTCGCGGGTGATGACGTAGTGGTAGCCCACCATGCGCCAGCCTTTCTCGCGGTGCCACCGGTCGATGTCCTTGACGGTCACCGCTTGGGTGGCTGGGGTGGCACTGCAGTGGACCACGAGGAACTTCACGTCTTCCGGGGTCACTTCTGTTTCTCCTTGATCCACGCATCCGGGATCAGCTTGTCTGCGAACTGGAAGCCGTGCTTGCGGCACCAGACGGCGTAGGTGGTCTTCGAGCCCTTCGAGATGGGCGCTGCGGACCGAGAGAAGACGAACCTGATGTCCTTCTCGGGGTGCTGCGCCTGCACCAGCAGATGCTTCTGCCGGTCGGCGATCACGAAGCGGCCCTTCGACTCGATGATGATTCCGTTGGGGAGCACGAAGTCCGGGGTGTACTTGTGCTCACGCTCCGGCTTGACGTACTTGATGACCGACTCCTTGGACTCGTACCTCACGGCAACGCCAGCCGCCTCCAGTTGCGCGGCCAGCGTTACTTCGAGTCCCGAGCGGTACCCCCTAGAAATTCGTGGGGTCGTCGGACAGGGCATCCGGCTCACCAGTCACGTCTTCGGGGTCGGCCGGGGCCGGCGTGGGGGAATCCGATTCGGTTCCCTCGTAGCCGTCCTCTTCCTTGTCGAAGCCGTACTTCGCCGCACTGCCACCACCGGACGTCACCAGTTCGTAGACCTTGACGGCATCGAGCTTGAGGCTCGCACCGGCACCGGCCTTCGCGGTGTAGTAGGGATTGATGGCACCGCCGACCTTGATGACCGAGCCGGCCCAGATGGCCGTGGTGGCGGGGATCGGGTTGCCCTTCGCGTCCACGAGCGTGGGGTTGAGGCGCTTGATCTGCTCCGTCTTCCGGTCCTTGTACTGGGCCTTCATGGAGAACTTCAGTTCGACCTTGTCGGTCTCGTCACCGGTCTCTTCGTCGTACACCGGCTTGACGGGGATGTCCGCCTGCTTGAGTTCGGCGAGTTCCTTCTTGAGCTTGCCCTTCTGCTCGCCCTTGGCTTCCGCCATGCGCTTCGTGATGTCGGCCTTGGTGGCCTCGAAGGAAGCAGTGGCAGCGGCTTCGAGCTTCGCGATGATGTCGGCAGCGTCCGCCTTGGAGACCACCACACCGACGCTGTACGTGCCATCGGGGTTGAACTTGGTGTCCGGACGGTTCAACCACGGGAACTTCGCGATGCCCTTGGGGCTGACGACCTTGACCGGGGGAGTGCGTTTCTCGTTGCTCATTTCGTGTCCTTGTTGAGTTGCTCCAGCGCGGCGAGGCCGTCAGCCAGAGAGTCGAAGAATTGGGCGGCTTTGCGTGCATCCTCGGCGGTCATGAGGGGGCCGGGCATCCCTTTGTCCCCATCCAGAAAGACGTAAGCGGCTGGGTCTTTCACTGTTGCTTCACTACAGCGGAGACGGGCAGAGCCCCTCAAGTTGACCAAGGTGGGGGCGAGCCGCGTGTACTGCTCGATCTTGATCACGCTGCCTCCCTCAGGAGTTCCTCGCGGACCTCCCGCTCGACCTTCACCGCATCCATGCCAGCGAAGACCATCATGTGGACGAGACCCATGTTGACCACACCGGTCTCCTCGATCTGCGTCTTGGTCCGACGCCGGAGGTACTCGTGGTACGAGATGCCGCCCTCGTCACCTTCTTGCTCGATCGATCGCTCCATCAGCGGATCTCCTTGTTCAGGTATTCACGCAGCGCCTTGACCTCGCGTGCGTAGTAGGTGTCCGCATCGGTGGCCCGACGTGACGCCTGGTTGGTGATGGCACTGGGGTCGAGCGCCAACTGCTGGGACATCTCAGCGAAGAGCAGGGAGATGCCGGCCACCTGTTCGGCGGGCGTCATGTGCTGCACTGCGCTGATCGCTGCGTATGCCCCCTGCACCGCCTGCGAAGCGGAGACGAAGGGCAGTTGGTCCTTGAAGCTCATGTGGGTCCTAGGTTGTTCGTCGGGTGGACTTCAGGGTCTTGCTTGCTACAGTGAGGGATTGCTCAGAATCCCCCACCACATTGCATGCACTAGTGGATTGATTAGGCGAAGAAATAGTCACTGTTGCGGACTGCAGAAATATCCAAGGAACCGAAGGCTGGGATCGGCGGGACGTCACCGGCCAACTCCTCCGGCAGCGCGGCCACCAACTGGGACCTGAAGTCCCCGAGGACGTCACCACTGTACTGCTGCACGAATGCCTCACGCAGGCACTGAGAGAGCACGTCGATGGCCCCAGCGTGGGCACCGAAGCTGTCGTGGATCATGCTGAAGCTGGTGACACCGTTGTCCAGACAGAGGCCCACCGTGCCCACCAAGTGTGCTGCGTCGAGCGAGTGGACGAAGTTGGGGCTGATGCCAGATGCCATCTTCCTCTTGTTGATCTCCTTCCCCGTTACGTTGAGGGTCAGTTGGATGCGTTGTCCGGTCACGTAGGACTCGATGCGCTCACCGATGACCACTCGGTAGTCCTGCTGCACCAGAAGGCCACTGGGGGCCACCCAACGAACCGGGAGGCCATCCTTGGCGACCACCGAGGCAGCCTTCTGCAGCCACGACATCGCTGCCTTCGCCGCGATCACCACGTTCCCGACGGCATCCCAATTTTTGTCAGCCAGGTACAGGGCGTCCTCGATCTTCAGGTCCTCAGCCTTCGCGCCCTTGCTGCGCATGGCCTTGAACTCCTGAATCATCTGGTCCCTCATGCCGAACTTCGTAACACCATAGGCCAGCGTCATGGTGTTCCGCTTGGACAGCTTCCGGGTCATCTTGCCGACCCACCGCTGTGCCTTCTCGTCCCCCTCCAGTGCCTCCTGATCGATTGCACGCTGTGCTTCCGCTGCGACCACCCCGTAGATGTCCGAGGGCTTCTCCGAGGGGACCAGATTGGTGGCACGCCCACCCACCTCGTCCCGCAGCATCGCACTGAAGTTCTGCAGCCCGTTGCACGAGCCGTCCAGTTGCACCGACAGGTGGGACACGAAGTCCGCCATCGGTTTCCCGGAGCGGTGCCACATGATGAGGGCCGACCACTCACGACAGAAGGCGAGGAAGCACCACGGGGAATCCATGGTGGCCCAGAAGCGGGAGCCATCCAGCGGGTTCAACGCGGACTCAAGGATCTGCTCCTCGTGCTCCTGCACCCACTGCACACGGTCGGTGAACGAGACCTTGTCCACGCCGGCACAGTTGGCACCATGGACGGCCAGCCAGTAGGCCCCGTTGTCACCCAAGGGTCTCCCCTCGGAGAACTGGATGAGGGCCTTGGCCACGTCGTCACCCTGCGGGTTGAGACCAGCGGGTACCGGGTAGATGCGGCCACGCCAGTCCATCGTGTGCGGGAAGTAGATGCGGTCGAACTCGGAGAACTTCTCGGCCACCGTGATCTGCGTGGCGAGGGCGACCCGCTTCGAGGTGAGGCGGGCATTCTCCTCGTAGACCTGTGCTGCCTCCATCTTCCACGCCTTCAGCTTCGGGTCATCCGCAGCCGCATCCTCAGCGAAGGTCTTCGCCGGCAGGGGCATCTGCTCCCGGGGAGGGAGACCACCCAGCATGCCACCGCCTTCCCACACCTCGACCAGCAGCGCGAGCACGCCATTGTTGATCCGCCACGGGGTGGACTGGATGGCGTTGATGGAGCGGTAGACCGCCGGCATCTCGACTGCGTGAAGCTCTTCGAGGTAGTTCGGGTTGCCCGTCTTGATCAGACGCAGCCTGCAGTGCTTCGTCAGGTACCCGCCACGGCTGGGGGTCGTCCACTCGCGCGGAGGGACCACCATCGGGAGGTACACCGGCTCCAACAGGGCGCAGCGAGCGTGGGCCTCATCGAGCCACGCCATGGTTTCCGGAGTGGGCACGAGGACGTAGGGTGTCTGCTTCCGGTTCGCCGGCTGGTCGATGGTCAGGAGCCCGGTGGACTTGGCCATCATGTGGATGAGCATGGAACCAGTGCGGAGCTTGTCGGCCACCTCCCACTTGATGGTCCGGATGCCAGCGAACTTCTGCTGGGCGAGGAGCACGAGGTGGCGGTGCCGGTGGTCGCGGCTGTTGCGGATCTTCTTCATGAGTTGGGCGTGCAGCCGGGGCTCCTTCAGCCGAAGCTCGTCGTGGTTGACCGAGTCTTCCAGCACGCTTGCGATCTGCAGGGCGCACATCTGGAGGCTCACCTGTGTCCGCATGGCGTTGATGGTCGCCTTGCCCACCACGTAGGCCACCACCTTGGAGTCGAACTGCTTGAGGAAGTCCCGCACCACCGCAGCACCCCGGCCCGCAGGACGGGCATCAGGGGCCTCCGTGGTGAACGCTTCGATCTCCGTGGACAGCTTGGTCACCACCTCGCGCAGCATGCGGATGCCGGGGGACATGCTGGCGTCCCCGTTGGTCTCCAGCAGTTGCTGGTACCGCTTGACTCCGAGGTCCCGGGACTCTTGCTCGATCTGCTCTTGGACGGCGATGAGGTTTTGCATTCGATCCACCTGTGGATACTAGAGGGAAACGAAAGACCCCCGAAGGAGTCTTCAGGGGCCTAGAGTTCTTCTTTAGGGACTACTGGGGCAGGGCCCACCGCTACAGTGAGGGGTTGCCCCGAAAAGTTGGGCACATTCTTGGGCACATCTGGACTGCTGAAGGACTCAGAGGCTTGCAAGTCCTTGTTTTGTTTGGCTCCCCGACCTGGGCTCGAACCAGGGACCTGCGGATTAACAGTCGAAAGACTACCGACCCCTATCGTCTCTACCGCAGGGGAACGGTTCGCGAGAGCAGGTGCTGGGACACACTCAAGGGCACGCGCGAGGTCACACAGATCGGGGGCGTAGAGGGTCACGTAGCGCATCGTGGTCTGGATCGACTTGTGACCCATCCACTTCTGCACCCGGAACGCATCCATGCCAGCGGCAACCATGCGGGAGCAGCAGGTATGCCGAAGTGCATGCAAGACGAACTCCGAATCCCCCTGCAGCCCCAAGGCGCGCCGCATGGTGGCCCAGTGGTCATCTGCGGAGTCCACGGTGAGGCCGCTCCAGCCATCTCGCGCCTCCAGCAGGGCACGCACCCGGCGAGTCATCGGCACGCGTCTGGGGACGTCCGCCTTGGTCTCCCATGCGGCCACGGTGCCAGCGGTCTGGTCGATGTCACCCGAGGTCACCCGGAGCATCTCCGACAGGCGGAAGCCGGTGTCCACGAGGCACACCACGAGGTCTGCCATGGTGGCCCCGATGGGCTTGTCCCACGACTGGAACCAGTGGACCACATCGGCCTCCTCCTCGCGCGACAGGATGCGGATGCGCCCGGGGCGGACACGAGCCCTCACCATGCGGGGCCGGTCCACCTTCACTCCCTGCTCCTGTGCGACCTTGAAGAGCACCGACAGCAGGCTGAGGCGCTGATTGATGGTCCCGGGAGCCTTGCCAGCGGACAGCAGTGCCCGCTTGTACTCCGAGACGTCTTCGTGTTGGATCGAGGCGAGCGCCCGGGTGTCCCCGAAGTGGCCCGCGACGTGCGCGTAGTTGTCGCTGATGGTGCGCGGTGACTTGCTGCTACGCCAGCGTTCGTGCTCATGCATCGCAACCTTGAAGGCTTCCTTCAGGGTCATACCGCTGCCCACAGCAGCACGCTTCGGCTGGGCCTCATCAACCCCTAGCTCCTCGCGCTCGATGCGCTCGTGGGCCTTCCACGCGTCTGCCTTGGAGCCTCCGTCCAAGGGGACGCCCGTGGTGGTGCGCACACGTCGCCCCGAGGGGAGCCTGAAGTCCACATGCCAGTACCCGCTGCGTGCCTTGAGCATTACCGGACCATCCTCTCCGTTGCCTTCGCGATCTCTTGGATCAGAACCTTGCCACGCGGGGTCAACTGCACCAGCTTCCGGCGGCGGTACTCCGGGTCTTCGTAGGCTTCCACCAGCCCCCACCCGGGGTCACGGGGCGTCAACCCCGGACCAAGGCGGGAGCAGTGCCGGCTGATGCTGGACTGACCCACGCCCACCCGTTTCTGGATGTCCTCCATACTCAGGGGGCCGCTGGTGTTGCCCACCACGAGCAGGGTCTGTACCTGCTGCGCGGGCACGTCAGTCGTCCCTACGAATTCAGCTACGGTGCTCAGGACTGTCAGCGTAATGTCGATGGCCTTCACGTTTACTCCTGTTGTCGCGATTGAAACTGACCACTACCCAATACGGGCCAATGTGGAGTTCATAGTCGCCTTCGGTCAAGCTCTTGTAAGCTTCGAACCACGGTGCGTCTGCAGCCTTGCGCAGCATCCTGCGCGTGATTGTGACTTCCATCCGGGTGACCCTTTTGTTGTTGCCCTTGCGGTGCCACCATGACAAGCGGCAGGGAATCGCAAGAGCTTCACCCATCCCCTACACGCGGCCTCTACCGGTTCCTCCCCTTAGGGCCGCTTCGTACTGCAGGGGTGGGATGCTACCAGCAGTGCGAACCATGCGCAACCGGGTTCCTTAGATGCGATTCGAGAGCACCTGTGCCTTCGCGAACGCCCGAGCGAATCCCTGCGGGGTCACACTGCGGAGTTCCTTGGTCCGCTCCGATTTCCCTCCGAGCTTCTGGAGCCACGACCCCTGCGCGCACGCACGGATCGGCTCGATGGTCTTGTCCGCTTGAATCAGCAGTGGTGCCTGGGCGAAATTGCCCCACAGCCCGGTCTTTTTCGTGTACCGGTCCGCGTCCTTGTCGTCTGCCAGATCGGCGTACCAGAAGGGCTGGACGTAGGTGGGCTTGCCCAGTGCCGGTCGGAGCGTGCCAAGGCGTCCCACGGGGTTCTCAAGGGCCCAGAAGGACGGCAGGAACCGGTGGGGCAGGACGCGGGCAAGGCGTACACATGCGTCGAGGACTTCCAACGCGCGACCCGTGGTCCCATCGGCATCCTTCTGCGGCCAATACTGGGCACCGGAGGAACTGAAGTCGGTGCAGGGCGGTGCGCAGAGCACGCCACCGACACGCGGGTCGTCCTTGGTGGACCAGTCCCAGCAGTCCAGCAGGATGTCCTGCCGGGTCAGCTTCGTAACGTCGTCCCCGTGCTTCAGGTCGTAGTGGAGCACCGAGTAGCCCCAGTCTTCGGCGAAGGGTCGCGCCCAGTTTCCGGAGTGGTCACAGAGGGAGATGACGAACGTGTTGCTGCGGTTCAGGTGCAGCAGGGCGGGGTTCGGTGCGATGTACTTCGGCATGATGTGCGGGCCTCGTTGGGTTGCTGTTGTGGATACTTCAGGCGAAAAGAGAGGGCCTATGCGCCCCCGTGGGTCCGTTTCCAGTGGGCGGCGCAGGCTTCGAGAATCTCCTCCGTCTGGACGAGCCCCCGGACGTCATCCCGGTGGGAGTGCTCCCCCACCATGCGAAGGGCAGCCCGGATGTTCCCAGCGATGTTCCACTCCTCAGCCCTGTCGGCCCACAGCATTTCGTGTCGCACCCGGGCACGCTTGGAACCCTTGCGGGTCTTGTGTGGCATCGTCATGGCCTAGCGCCCCACCACGGCAAAATCGTCCGACGACACGACCACCTGCCTGCCGTTGTCCAGCGTGGCCAGCCACTCGTGGCCGCTCAAGGGGACTGCTGTGGCACGCTGGTGGGCCCTGAGGATTTCGATGCGGATCATGGTCTGGTGCTCCTAGGTTTTGACT